GTACGGCGGGATACGCCGGTTTCAGACAGGCATAAAGAAGCCCTCGGACCTCGGTCGCCGAAAGGTTTTTGAGCCGGATCTGCGCCTGGAGTAAATTGCAACCAGTAACAGCTTCGGCGTCGCAAATGGCATTAAAATCATACGTCAATTTATATATTTGCGGATCATCTTCGAGCGTAAATGAGACAACGTCATGTTCCATTTTCATCCTTTAGCCACGCCCCGATAAGCCGTAGCCATAACCGCGCTGATTAATTCGCCGGTGATTTCGCGAGGCTCTTCCCCGACCGAAGGCCACGGATGCAGCATGAACTGCGCATGGTCGAAGGGCTTTTTCGGCGCGCAGAAACCAAAGTTGGCGCTCATGGCGATCGCCCTTGAAGCCATGAACTCGCGTTGCCGGATGCGCTCCAGACGACACGCATCGAGCGCCTTGGCCATGCGCGGCGTCATCTCCAGCCACTCTTCCGACGACAGCCCCAAGTCATCCCGCGCCGTGGCCCAGGCGTCGAGCCACGTTTGCTTTTTCGGGGGTGAAGGACTATCCGCAATTTCCCGCGCATCGGGCATTGAGGCAACCCATGCCGCCGTCAATATCGAGCGAACCCGCGCCAGATTCCGAATCGTGATCAGACGCCCCACTGCATCAATCGACAATCCCGCCCCGGCCCGTTCCAGCGCCTGATAGAGCAGCGCCCGCAATAGCGCCGCCGGGGGACGGCTCAGATTTTCGGCGAGCATATCGACTCCCGACATCTGCTCACACGCAAGCAAGACCCGATAGGTAAACAGGATGCGCCATCGCTTCCCCTCGATCTCAAACCAGACCGGAGTTGTCAGCCATTCCGCCAGCGCGCGGAACATTTCAGCTTTACGTCGTCGATTCGGTGTAGGCGCCAGTTAGTTGGATTTCGACCGAGAACTCGATGGCCTTGTTGTTCTCGAAGGGACCGGGTTTGTATGAGGAGATGAATCCAGTACCCGAGCAGACATACGTTTTCGTGCCGCGCTGAACCGGAGCTTTGATCTGGAATGGGAAGATCGTTTGCCCCTGCGCCAGCGTCGTGATGTTCAACTGTGAGGCATCGCCCAGGAAGTTGCCGCCGAATACGACCTTGCCCGGCTTGATCATGGCCGGCACAAATTCTTCGGTATTGTTCGGCGACAGCAGGTGTGTCGTGTCGACTTCGGCCATCGTCACCAGATCCGGCGCGAAACTTTTAATTTCCGAAATCGCTGTGAAATTGGGTGGACTGGCGGCGTCGCCGATAAGAAATTGCGCCAGATACCCGGAATTGGCTTTAGAGAAATAGGTAGTCGGGGCTGTGAATGGCATGGAACTTTTTCCTTTTTCTGAAAATGGATTTTACTTCAGGAAAACAAGATTTCGTATTCGAGCATGCGGCGCAAGGTGCGCCCGGCGTCGTCGAAGAAGTCCTTCGTATCGGATTGGAAGCAACAGCTCACGTAAGTGTGATCCGGATCAGGCAAGGTACCCTGATAGCCATGCAGCACGTTGTCGATCGCTGCGGCAAGCTGAATCACATCCGGAGCGCTCCCGTCACAGTCAATTTGCAGGCGCAGCATGGCGAGACCGCGCGCACTTTGCAGTGATGTATTCGGAACCTTCGAGACCACGCTATAAGCCCAGCTCGGCAAGGTTTGATCTTTGGGAAGCTGAACGAGAAAGCCTCCCAGCGGAGCAATGGCTTTCACGCCGGCGTCACTCTGCACCAGCTGGACAATGCCTTCCTCGATCACTGATTCGCTCCCAGCGCCAGGCATTGCAGTTCCAGCCACTCGTTATTCTCATCCACGTTGCGAATGCCCTGGATCACGTAGCTATTGCTGCCGAATACCACGCGCTGATTCGCTGCGATGCCGGCCCGGTAGCGCACGTAGATCGGGATGATCACTTCGGAGATGGTTTGACCCGAGCGGATGATATCGGTTGAACGCGCCGGCTCGATCGCCGCCCATACCGTCAGAAATGAAATTGGCGTCCCGACAGGCCCAGCTGCATCGTATTCCGGCGGGCTCGAGAATTGGAGCTTTTGGATTGTAACCCGATGCCGCAACCTCCCCGGATCGATGATCGATCGCCGAAAGACCGTAACCGACCGGCGAGTCACAGCCATCACAGCCACCATTCCCATAGCGCAGAATCTTTTGGATCGTAGCGTGTCCAATGACGCTGCTGGCCGGCATCGACATATTGCCGCGAAAGCGATGCCCACGGCTCGACAGGTAGCCGATCCAGCAGGAACAAATTCAACGGCGGAACGATCCAGCCTTTACGCACTTCCGAATGGGCATACTGCCAGGCCGTGAAACCTCCATACAATCCGACCGGCGGCATCGCCTTACTCTCGAAGGCGCGCCGGCGCATGAGGCCCACGCCGCCGATCGCCTCACAAGGCGCATAACCCAGCTTGCCGTTCCCGTTGATCACATGACGCCCGTTCAACTCCGGAGCTGGCGGAACTACCGCTTTCCAGGGCGCACGCGTCCTACTCGCCGGGGGCTCGATGCCCAACAGATCCAGCTCCGGATGCGCGTCCATGACGGAGAGGCATTGTTCGAGCCAGCCAGGCGGGACGATTACATCGTTATCGATCTTGGCGAAGGTCGCGTCGCCCTCTTGGCTCAGGAAGTGATTCATCACCGCAACCGGACCTTGCTCCATCGGATAGCCGCTTCCCACCGCTGCATAGATCAGCCGAGCGCGGTTCCAATCGGTATGGGCATTCAACGCTTTGAGCGACGCCACCGTGAATTCCACACGGCCATGTGCTAGAAAAAGGATATCGATCATGCGGAATACTCGTTCTGATCGCGCAGAAAGTGCGGCCAGCAGCCCAGCTCGTCAATTTCCAATTGGGTCCGATAGCAGGCCAGGGCCTGGAGCTTCTTCAGCGCCATCGCGCCATTGCACGAAACCAGCGTGCCGCCCATCGATTTTCCAAAGCTTGTATAGGTCAGATAGCTATGGATTACAGCGCCGCCAAAAACTTCGCGCCCGATCTCACTGACTATGTTGTGCTGCAGATTCCCGCCCGATTCAGACGCCGGAAGCCAGACTTCTTCCACTCGCCTCAGACGCAATAAAGCTTCATGGACTTGATGCTCGATCAAATTCAGGGCTACGTCGTCTGCCACGCATCCGAACTGGATCGGGCAGCCCAGGATCTCCATCGCCGCCATGTCCTCGCGCCGCCGCGTCATGATGTCGCATTGCGGAAAGCCTCGATTGACTTGCCGGTAGCTGTCGAAGACTGTCAGGACTGTCGGCTTTTCGCGCAGCAGGGTGAACGCGCCGAAGAGGACTGCATCATCGTTGTGCGGGCTCACAAAGAGTTTCATACCGCTGTCAGCCTCGGTATTCCGTACAGTTCGTAAATGACCGCAAGCCTATGGCGAATCTCCGCGAGGTCGTTTCCATGCCGGGATTCCATGCCCATGCGATCTGCGCCGTGCGCGTGCGGCAAATGCCCTACGCCGATATCCACGATGCGCGTCCTGCTGCGATTCAGCCAGGTGAAGATCCGATCACATTCCCGGTCGAATAACTCATCCTCCGGATAGTTCGCCAAGTACGCACTGAAATCGATCAGCGCCTTGGGGAAGATCGCACCCCAGCCTACAAGGGATATACCACCTGTGGCTGCGTAAAATGGCTGATGACTCGGAAGCATGTTACAGAGCAGTTCCCCCGGTTGGTACATCCCGAACAGTTTCCGCGCGTCAACGAGACAATCATCATCCTGCGTATAGATGTACTCCGAGAAAGCGTTCAACGCGGCGACGTAGCGGCCATAGACTTTTCGATTGATACTCTGGGAGTTATCCCAAACCAGGACTTCCGCGAACATGCTCAGCGATTCCCGGATGCGCGCCAAGGTGGATTCGTTATCGCCCTTAGTGACGATGACAGCGGACACTTCAGATGGATCGATCACAGTAAGTCTTTGAACAGAATCCGCGCCCGCTCCGGAGTAATCTGCTGCCGTCTCGACCGCCCGCGAAACAGCGGATCGAGCGCGGAACCCAGATTGATGTAGGTCCGTTCGGGGAATCGCTGCCAGCATTTGACAACCGGGATGTGCCCGGCCATCCCCGCGCCGTACAAGAGCACATCGAATTCGTAGAAGTCAGCTAACTTCAGAAACAGACTCTCGCACTCTTCAAACAGGCCCTGCATCGGCGTAATCAGATGCGTCGCACCAAGCATGCGGGCCGCGCCCGCATTCCCCTCCGGTCCCATGTACAGCTTGCGCCGCTCATCCGCTTTGATCGCTCGATAGAAGTCAACAAGAGCGTCCGATTCTCGCATCAGCAGTAAGGCTTCGAAGTGCAGCCAAGCCGGGCTTGCCTTTCCGATAAGTTGCGCGTATTGCGTTTCGTACCGTGCGTATCGCGAACCTGCATCGAAAGAAGCCGAGAGCCAATCGCCCACATAGATATGCTGTCCATGCATCAGATGCTGCCACGCTGCGAATAACTCGATCCCCAGCTCTTTTGAGTAGAACTCCCGGTCCACCGTGCAGCCTGAATGTCCGTTGATGCATTCGAGCGCTCCGTCTCCATAGCGGACAAAGAAGAATGGCTCTTGCCGGAATATCTTGTCAGTCAGCACACGTGCGCTTTCATCGGCGTCGAGCGATGTGTTCCTCTCAGCCATTTTTAATTGCATCGTTAAAATCCAATGCGAACTGCCGCGAATCGTATAATATTCGGCGTTGCCGTTCCTCTTCCGCAACCGCTTGAACGGCGCGCCGCGCCACAATCAGATATACATCGCTCGGCCGCTTATCGACCTCCTGGCCTGGCCGGTAATGCTTCCAGATCAGACGCTGGATCTCCGGTGGAACCATCCGCCAATGCTTGAAACACATTAGGAACTTGGGCTCAACTTCTACCTCGCAGCCGATAGCATGGCAGTGATGCGGTAGCGGGACAGCATGTACCGTGGCGCTCATTCACAGCACCCGGAACTGGATGAACCCAAGTACGCAGAATATAACCAACTAATAAGATTCATTTCTGCGCAACTACTCCATAACCCAGAGCGAACTTATTAGAACCTTGCACAACTTCAGCTCGTAACTCATGCGCGTGAATTGAAAACCTTGCCTGTCTGAGCAACCTATCCATCCCTCGTTTCGTAAACCGCCAGAAGTCCCCTGCCTCTACTTCCGGCCAGTTCGTCGGATAAGTCATCACCAGATACCCTGACGGCTTCAGCGCTTCCCAAAACCACTCCAGCACTTGACCTGGTTGCGCCAGATATTGCATCACCTGCGTACAAAGAATCGCGTCGAAATCTTTTCCAGGCTCGTCGCCCAGTTCCATCGGAATATACTCGCCGTGCACCAGATCCCGGTACGGCTGCTTTCCCGCGCCGAAATCGAGCACACGCCCGCGCAAGTTCCCAGCATGAAGTTCCACAAATCGCCGTATCGAAGCCCGTTCAATTTGGCGAACCGGATCGCCCGCCGGATAAAACGAAGCAACTTCCTCCCAGTCGGCGCCGCGCAACAGCATTGGCGGGGAAAAAGAAAGCGGAAGCGTCATTATGCCAAGCCTTTTAGCTCACTTCGCAAAGTAACGCCGCGTACCATCCCCGTCGGTATCGTTACGGCTCACTGCCAGGCCTTTCTTCACCAATACATGAGCAGCCTGATAGGCCTGCTTAGGTTCCAGCTTCAGAGCTTGGCACAACTCCATGCTCGACATCGGCTTCTTTTGGATCGCCTCGAACACG